TTCGATAATATGCTTAACTGTTTCGGCATTTCGTTTTGAATTAAAGTATATCGTGTTTACACTACCGTCTGCGAACGGTATATCCAACGCATAACCACCGCATACCTCACGAATTTTTAATTTATTATCCATTCATCTTCATTCCTCCAACAGTTCCGGATTATCAACAAACAAACTTTTCACATTGTTGCTTTTTTCAAATTTCTCAAGCTCCTTTTCTTTGAGGGATAGCTTTTCACGCTCAAAATCCATAACTTTTTTCAAATTTTCTTTTTCAAAATAAAATATTACAGGTTCTTTTATTTCTCTGATTAAGCCGTATTTCTTAGCTAATCTAAAAATAAAAACCTTTTCAAGTCTTGATAGTATTTTACCTAATTGCTCTCTAAAATCTTCAACCGACATTGTAGATTTGTAAAAATTACACATTCTGCAAGCAGGATTATAATTTTCAATATCGTTTGCACCGTCATACCAATACACGCTCTGTATATGGTCAACTTGCATTTCCTTTAACGCAAGTTCACAACCACAATAAGCACAATGGCCCTTGTATTTTTCGTAAACTTTTAGTCTTGTAGATTTTGATATATGCTTTCTTTTCGGCAATTTATATCACACTCCTTTTTTGATTTAATATCGCATATTTTCTCTGTGCTTGCTTAATTCTCGCAGCTCTGCAGTCCTTGCAAATGTCATTACTTTTTCGTTCATAAAAGGTAATTCCACATCTTTTGCAGAATTGTGGTTCTATTCTATTAAATGATGTGCAGCTGTCGCAGTCTTTTTCGTTTGCCGTACAGCCGTTTATGTTATCCCAATAGGTACAATAATCTTTTTGCCAAAATTCAGCGTACTCACTCTCAACATTTGAGTTCTCTTTCGCAACACATTTAATTTCACCTGCAAGCATAGATAACAAGACTTTTATCTTCTCCTTGTCCTCTTCAGACATAAACCTCTTGTATTTAATCGTCCTGTCCGGAAGATTATCGCCAAACTGACCATTGCCAATGTATGCTCTTACCTTATCAAGCCTTTCGGTCAAGTAATAGTCAAATACTCGACCTCTGATAGCTTTAACAGATTTGCCAAGCACATCTGACATTTCTTCATACTTATAGCCTGATTTAATCATTTCACCAAGCTTCTTAAATTCTTCAGCCGTCCACTTTATGTGATTATTTGCCTTAACTGGTCGCTCCTTAATATCAATGTCTAATATTCTTCTCTGTATTGCTCCTTCCGTTCTATTAAGCAGTATCGATAATTCTCTATAGCTATATTTATGTTCAGCAAGAAATTTCTTAAGTCGCTCATCTTCAACAGTAGTCCAAGGTGATGTAATAAATTTATAGCTGTGCCTTATATCAGTTCTTCGCTTTTTATCAACCCAATCAGGTTCTACACCAAGATAATACTTTTCAAATTTAGAGAAATTCAAAAAGCTCTGATTCTTGTATGCCCATTCCCAAAATTCATCAATATAAACTACCTCAAACTTTTCTTTCTGCCTGCAAATCGTATGTAAAGGAAGACCTCTATTTTGTGCCCAAGAAATTTTGATGTAACCTCCGCTACTTTGATTACCATAAACAGCTTCGCTCAAATATGATAAAGTTACATATCTTTCTCCACAGCTCAGAAAAGGTCCAAGCTTTAATTTATTAACTTTGTTAAGTACCGAATAAACAGAGCGTGATAAATGTTTTGTAATGTTTTTTACACTAACATTTCCCCACACATTCCGTAAGTAATCAACCTCTTCCTGCGTCCAGTTCCTTCTCATTTTTTACCTGCCTTTTTCTTTTTTCCTGCTTTCTCGCTGTCCCACACGCTGTCTACATAATCGTCACTAAGTGTACTTTTGTAATTCACAGAGTTAAGATGTTTTTGTATGTGCTCGTTATAACGACCGCTTGCTTTTGCTTCATTTAATATGCTTTGAACATTCTCTTCGCGTCTGTTCAAATCCGTTGCAATGCGTGATATCGAATCACCTCTGTATGTATATAAACATATTAAAAATTCTGTATCGGTTGTCGGCGGTCTGTTTAACTGCTCTTTTCTGTGTAGCGCCGCCTCGGCTTTGGCTTTACTGACACAAGCTGAACAATATTTTGTTGTTTTTGCTCTTGCGGTAAATTTGTTACCGCATATTTGACATATAGCTGAATACATTTATTTCATCTCCTCTAAATCTTCAAGTCTGCAATACAACAATGCAGAATTAGCGTTTAAATCCTTTATTTCAGCCTGATAATAAAACTTTCCTGTTATGCTTCGTCTGATGATACAGCCTGTCAGAATGTATTTTGCGCCGTTGTAAAGCACCTTTCGTTCAAGGTTTCGTTTAACCTCCGAAATATTCACAGTTCCTCAATCCTTATGTAAATACCCGGTACATCTGCCCAAAACTTTTCACACATCTCGCTTGCCACGAGTGCGTCATCTGTCCAAAAGCCCACGAGCGTCATACAGTCCTTGAGCATTTTTTGTAGGTTATCTGTGTCGGGTTTTGTAATACGATACTCACCGTCTTTGTGTCTGCCTTTTGGAAAAAGCCAGCTTACCCTCAGCCTTACACCACTATCATACGGCTTTAGCGGTCTATGCTGTTTTAGATGAGCCACAAGTAAAGCCTTAGCCGATTTTATTCTCGGTGAATCGTAAAATACCGGCTTGCCCTTAACGGTCCTTACTCTGCGTTCTTGAGCAGTTACAGTAGGAACCTTATCCATCTTCATAAAAAATTCTGTTACTGATTTATCCATAGCAAAACCTCTGATTTTTGTTTTTATCTTTTGAAATATAAATTTTATGCGTTCTTGTCATCTCGGCTATACGACTGCCTAATGCCTCATCAATCGCAGAAATCTCATTGATTGACAGTTCGGAACTGATAATCGTAGGCAACTGTTCATTGTAACGATGATTTATAATTTTAAATGTTGTATTAACATCTGCATTACTTACACTCTCGCCGCTGCGTGTCTTGAAAAAATCATCAATATACAGTACCTCTGCATTTTTGATATTGTTCATAAGTTTATCGTACTGTTCGGAAACAGTCACTGCTTGCTTGATTGCTGTTATATCATCTCCCCACAGCATATACCTTGCTGATTTGCCTTGTTTTAACAAATAACCGACAATAGCTGTACATATATGTGTTTTGCCACAGCCTGACTGACCGCCAATGTAAAACCAATCAATCGGCTTTTTGGCGTAGTCAACAGCACATTTCTTTATGTAACCTTGCCAATCATTTTTTACAAGATATGTGTCAAAGTTATATCTCTCAATAAGCTTTGAAAGTCCGCTTTTCTTAATTCTTCTAATCTCTGCTCTCACCTTTAAGCACTCGCAGGGTCGGCTAACCACCTCAAAGGTTTCTGTACCGCAAAAATCCCTTTTTACTGTGCTGTATATCGTACCCTTGTTTTTGCATTTATCGCAGTCATAGCCTGTCAGCCTGCCTGTTTGCGCATTAAAAATATCCGCCTCTCGCTGTGCCTTTTCCTCTGCCGTAAGCTCAGAGTACAACCTCGCCTGTGTTAAACGCTCCTGTGCTCGGTCTTTTGGCAGGTACTTTTGAATTATTCTTTCGTATGCTGTCAACTTCATCACTCCTCTTTAATAACCAACGGTTTATATAATTCTCGATATCATCAAGTGTTTTTCTGCTGTCGGGGTGCAGCTCAAAATACTTAGACATCTTTACGAGTTCGTTTTCAACATCAATCAATGTGTAAATATTTTTAAAATTATTCAGCTGAGAAAATGTCACTTGATAAGTGCTTTCTTCTTTTAACAATAAAGAAATAAAAACATCGCTTTTCTTTTCTTTTTCTTTACTTTCCTTTACTTTACTTTTCTTTATGTCATTCTCGGCGAGATTATTCCCATTTTCGGAGAGATTATGCTCATTTTCGGGTACAATTATATAAGCCTTTGTTTCATCTTCTTTCAAAAGCCAGTAATCTTTATTAATTGTGCGACCTCGCTTAGAGCGTTTCTCAATAGCGTACATATACCGTTCTTGCATCATTTTGTTTGTCAGTATTCTCTCCCTATCAAACAGCCCGTTGTCAAACAGCCCAATTTGTAAGCAAAGCTGTACTACCTGTTTTACCGTATCTGATTTAATTCCACCGCTCATTCGTTTCGCTATTGCGGCCGCACTGGTTTTTTCTCGCCACTCATAGTAATAACCATTAGTGGCATATGCTTTCGTGCAAATATAGAAGAACACGCCAAAGCCGCTCCATCCCTGTGCATCGATAAGCACATCAAATCTCTCATCGTCATCGAAAATGTGAACATCCCAAGCGGCAAAGTCTAAACCTTGCTTTGGTTGTCCAGCCATTCACTACATCACTCCTTTGTATTGAGTTTGAGTTTTTTACAGAGATACTCGTCGAGTTCTATGCCATAGATTTTATACTTTTCAAACAGTTCTTTTTCATGCCAATGTGCTTCATCGTGATGTTTTCTGCAAAGGCAGATGGCTCTAAGTCCTATATGAACTATCTGTTCCCTGTCTCGGCCCATCCCAACTCTATCAACATGATGAATTTCGCCGGGAGCATTGCATATCGCACACTTACGATTTTCAAGACAGCTATATAAATATCTACCAATATCATCTGTAACATTAAGCAAGGTATCTCTTGTACCGATGTTCTGATAAAAACAAAAGTCTATCAGATAGCTTATGAAATCCCTTGCTACGCTTTTTTCGCAGTCTGCCAAGGAGAAATACTTTATTCCAAACTCACCACAAAAGTTAAATTTGAAGTATTCCTTTATCCATTCCGGATTATCACCACACCAGAATGCAATATCTCTGATTACTGCGTATATTTTTCTTCGTTGTTCGGCAGATATTTCTCTACCGTCAACTATTCTTATTTCAACCTCGTTGACCTGTTTTTGTGAAAGTTCTCTGCCAATGCGGTCACGAGGTCTTACTATTAAGTTGTAGCCGTCATATGCCACTATATTTGCTGATGTAATCATAATAAGACCTCATGTTGGTGCATATAAACATAAGCACTGTTGACACCCATGTTCTGATACAACCATTCATCGCATTTTTCTTTGCTCAAATGTGTACGAAGAACTCTCTCCTCGTACACATATTGACCATTCATTCTCTTATCTTTTATTCGATTAATAATTTCATCTTGAGTGAAATTAGCCTCGATAAGATACAAGTCATAATTTTTAGCTACGATATGAGATATATCCGCAGTATCGGTAGCATATATGACTTTATATATCCCCTGTTGAGTGCGAAAGTAGAGCTTCCAGCCTACATTAGGCACATCGTGTCTTAACGGAAAAGCTGAAAATGTAATATTGCCTATTGTGTACCATTTGCTCTCAGTAACTATACACGAACTTTTTATCAGAAAGGGGATTTCAAAATCACTAAAATGTCTGCACAGATAATTTGGGTAGATTATCTTAATTAGGGGGTGTTCGTTAATAAGTCTCTTAATGGTTGCAATATTGCAATGATCTCTGTGTTGATGAGTTAGGAAAATATACTTAATCTTATCAACAACTTTCGCATCAACAAGTTTGCTAAAAGGCACTCCGCAATCAATTAAGGTCTGACCACCAAGAAAGACTGCGTTGCCTTTACTGCCTGTCGAGATTATTTTTAAGTTAATCATTCTGCAAGGTCGTCAATAGAAAACGGCTCACTTTCGACCGACATTACAGGCGGTTCTTCCTCAAACGGCGGTATATCGTCAAAATTCGGCTCTGTATCGTATTCCTCGCTCACCTCATAATCAACGCTGCCGTCGCTGTTAATTGCGTGTGTGTCAGCCTCAAAAGCATTTTGCATTTCCACGCTCATTACACCCCACTTTGAAATAAGCTGTCTGAGCATTGTTTTCTTTGCCATACTGTCAAAATCCTTTGCCCAAAAGGTGTATGAAGTACCTTTATTTACATCGTTTTTGTAACCTGCCGAGTATCTGATAGCATGTTCTTTCATCTTCTCTTTGCTCCAATAAAGAGCCTTTTCAAAGCCGTTTATATATCTGAAGCAAGCGTAATATCCAATGGTTTTTGCAACCGCTCTTTCGCTTTCATCTGAAATGAGTTTTACCTCAATTTCCTCCGTAAGCGGATTCCAACTAACAAGCTCACCCTCTTTAATTTCAACAACATTAAGTCGCTTGTACTGACCGCTGCGAATAGCAAGCTGAATATAGCCACGATAGCCGAGTACGAATGTAGCAACTGTTCTGTTGTTCTTTCTGTCGTTAAACGGCACCAAGTAATACTGTCCGAGCTGTGGTGACGGAGGAAGTCCGAGAGAGTGACCGCAGAGTGCGGCTGAAAGAATAGTATCGGCATCACACTTTTCAAGCTCCTTGTTGGTGCTTACAACCGAAGTAATTGCGGCTGAAAATTTCTGAATTTCCTTAGGGCTTTTAAGTGAATTTGCAAGTGCCTGCTGAAATCCCTTCGTGCTAAGCATAGCCGAAAATTTGGGCTTTCCCTGCGTTGCTGTGTTGCTTGATTTTGTCATATTATAATTACTCATATTTTAAACCTCTTTCATTAATTAACTGTTTTACCGCCAAAGCAAAGTCTTTAAGCTGTGTTTTTGTTCCGTAAACCGTAAAGCTAAGCGGATATATTTTTTCATCTGCCCTTGCAGGCTGTTCTTCTTCAAGCGGTGCGGCCACCTCGGTAGGAACATTAGCTGTAAACGGCTCATATTCCTTGATATTAATCTGCTCGTTAAGCTCCGCCTTTTTTCGTTCGAGCTGTTCGGTTTCTGCCCTTGCTCTTTCGGCTTCAATAGCCTTGTATCTTTCGGTTACGAAAGTTATTGCAGCAGATACATTCAAAGTTTGCTTGTACTCGTACAGAATTTCGTCTTTATGCTCCTGCACTGCAATGAGCTTTATGTCGTCCATAACCTTGTCAAGAAAAGCCTTGATTGTTTCTCTGAGCTTTTTAAGCGTAACCGTCATCGTAATGCTCAAGCCGACTTGCTCGTACTTTACAAAATCAATGCCGAGCGTTTGGGCGTACTCGTTAAAATACGCTTTTGATTTATCGTGCTTTTCCTGTTTAAGCCCTTGCTCGATAGCCTCAATCTTGCTCTTTAATGCTGAATCAGCTTTTTTATAAGGTGTGGAAATACACTCCTTATACACGCTTTCAAAATGCTCGTACGGTGTCATTACCTCGGACTTAACGGCTTTTCTCTGACTTTCAAACTCGGCAAGCTCTTTGTTGAGAGCCGAACGAATTTTTTTGATTTCTTTGTAGTTCTCATCTGTGCAAACCATTGAGCAAGCAACATTTACCTTGTGCTCAATTTCAGATTTAACAGACTCAAGTTTTTCAATAATAATCGGTATTTGCTTAACTACAATAAGCTGTGACTGTTCGTTCATCACTGCCACTCCTTTTCTGTGATTTTATGAAATTCTGCTGCGCAGTCTTTACTACAAAATTTGTTGCACTCGCTGTCCTCAAAATATGTATAATCTTCTCTGAGTTCGTAACCGCAGCAAGCACATTCACCTTTCTTTTGCGGTATAGGTGCATTTGGAGCTAAACCGTAACACACTCTTAAACACCTCCCACAGCAAGCCTTGTTGACTGCTCTAAGGTAAATGAGCAAAGCTCATCACGCATAAGCTCAAGCATATACTTTTCTGTAAGTCTTGCACCGTTGCCGTCACCAAAATGGCTTATTATGTAATTACGCTTACGCTCTGCCCTCTGTCTTACTTCCTCAAATACAGCACTGTCAATGCTTACCGCAAATGTATTGCAGAATTGATTGTAGGTAATCATCTTATCTCCCTCTTGATTTTTATTTGATTTGAGGATATAATAAAATTGATATTAATTTTATATATCCTTTTGAACCGCTGGAACTGTGCGAGAGTTTCAGCGGTTTTCTCTTTCTTCGTATTCTGCGATAACAGCTTTAAGCGTTTTTAATGTTTTGTTGAGCTCTTTTAATGTCGATGTACGGTCGAGATAAGATGTACGGTCGAGATAAATTATATCTCTAATCTCTCTTGCATTTGTATTGTGAAAAGTCCACCCCTGTGTGCAGATATTAACATCTAACTCGCATGTATGACCGCTAAAATTAACAAATATTGTCGGCTTGCTACCAGTGCACTCACACTTTGTACTTCTGCCGTTAAACTCGAGTGCAAGTGCCATTATTTCAAGCACTTTGGATTTTACTTTTTTTGTCATCCGGTTACACCTCCTTAATTTTTCGCTGCGTATTTGCAGCAGCGGATAAACTTTTTACAGTTGTCGGCAACACGCTTAATGCCTGTCGCTCTGTTGTTGAGCTTGTGGCGGTCGAGGCTCTCTTTGACTTCTGCAACATAATTCAAGATGTCTTCGAGCCTGTCCGCTGTAACGGTGTCTAAACCCTGTAAGGCTATGACTTCACCGTCTTTGATGCAGATTTGTAAGTTTTCAAGCTTACTCATATCCGTTTGCTCCTTTCTTGAGATTTTCGAGCAGTTCACGCTCTATAATCACACAGTCCCTCAGATAGCATTTTGTCTTGCTGTTAATGCCATAGACCATATTATCATCTAAACAAATTGCTGTTTCGTATGATACTTTCATCATAAAGCGTCCTAAATCATCAGAGAACACATCTCCGATTTCAACTTCCTTAAACGAATACGATTTAGATTTGTTGATAATTACTTCCATTTCCATTCTCCTTTCATTTCGTCGGGGTCAATCAAAAGTTCATATGGTTTAATTCCAAGGACTTCCGCAGCTCTGACGATTTCTTCAAGTCTGAAATTTTCAGGACTTTTGTTTTTGCGTGCTGAACAGGTAGCAGGATTAATGCCAAAGAGTTTGCTGATTTTTTCTCTGTCATAACCGATACAGTTCAATCGAAAGAAAAGACATTGTGCTACTCTCGACATATATGCTTGCTTCTGTTCAGCTTTTGTTGTTCTTTTTATTTTCGGCATATAATCACCTCCAATCTGTTCTTATTTGCTCTGTTCAGTTTTTATGCTGGATTTTTACCGAGCAAATAATCAACTGAACTGTCAAAAATATCAGACATTAATTCAATTTTTGGTTGTGGAATTTTCCCAGCACAAACCCAATTATAGTAAGTTTTTCGAGTTACACCGAGTAACTTAGAAAGTTCCTCGATTGTATATCCTTTTCGTGCTCGTTCTGCTTCGATATTCGGATATGTTAATTTCTTCAATTTAATCGCCTCCTAAATACTCAAAATGAATAGCTTGTCTATATTATATATTCAAAACGAGTAATTGTAAAGTAGAAAAATAGACAAATTGAGTAATTTTGTTTTAGCCAATTTTTACAAAATGAGTATTTTTTGCAAAAATGTATTGACTTTTTACGCATTTTGAGTATTATGGTTATAGAAAAGGGGTGTAATTTTGAATAGATTAAAACAGCTTCGACAAGAATTAAATAAGTCTATGGCTGATGTAGCAAGAGAATTACATATTCCGTATA